CGGAGGGGGTAGCTCTGTGATAAAAATTAAACAAGGATGAAGATATCACTCAAAACTATAGCGGTGGTCTTTGTATTATCACTGCCATTTATAATGCAGTGGTCTGCTTTAGAGATCATAAAGCTTAAAACATTTGATGCGCTGGTACCTGAAAAAATACAATCTAATTATTTCACCGTTCTTAACATTACTGAAGAAGACATAGAGCGCGAGGGTGGCTGGCCGTTACCCAGAGCTAGACTTGCAGAAATACAAAACGAATTGATAGCCCGTGGAGCGTTTGGTGTTGGTTGGACTGTTGCGTTTCCACAGCCAGACCGGATGGGTGGTGACAAAAAATTTGCAGAATCTTTGCAAGATCGTAACAGTATTCTTGCCATGTACGAGAATCCTGGTAGCGGTTACCCAGCTACCGTAGGCACTGTGATCATGGGAGATCCTGTTGGCGGCTATCCTGCATCTGGCGTAGTGCAAAACATAGAGATCCTGAGAAATGCTGCATCGCAAGGTATTGCCTCGGCTCCGGTAGATGTTGATCAGCTTGTAAGGCGTATGCCTTTGCTTATGAAAACGCCTGACGGATGGGTTTCAGCTTTCGGCACAGAAGTTTTGAAGGGCATGGTGGGTGCTGATACCTACATTATAAAAACCAACCAGAACGGCATACAGGAGGTTGTAGTGCAAGGCTTGCCGCCTGTGGCTACTGATTCTCTTGGGCGTAAGTGGATCAGCTGGGTAAAAACTGACCAAACAAATTTATCAGAAATGAACGTC